GACCTGGAAAACCAGATTGATAGTGCTGTTGATGCATCGTTGACCAGCATTTTTGGCGTGGCTGATAAAAACGGCGATACCGCATAGGTATTACAGCAGGCATTCACCGAGTGCCTGTGATAATGCCCACACACCAGGGTGAAACATGGCCCACACATACATTTGTATCGCCAGCGGCCCCTCGTTGCTGCGCGCCGATTGCATCCTTGCTGCACAGTCCGGTCACCAAATTATCGCGATAAACTCGAGCTGGAGAATGGCGCCTGAATGCCATCACTTGTTCGCCGCTGATTATGCCTGGTGGCAGCGATATCACGACGAGACGGTAATCCCGGCCAAACGTTGGACTGTCAGCAACAGGGCAAATAACCATTACCACCTGAATCTTTTCAAACCTCCGCATGAAGGGGCGTTTAACTCCGGCCAGAGAGCTATTCAACTGGCGGCGCATCTCGGCGCAAGCCGCATTCTTTTGTTGGGATACGACTGCTCACTTGAGAACGGCCGGCACTGGCATGGTGACCATCCGGCAAAAATGCACAACCCGGTACCTGATGAGGTAGACCGTTGGCATAACGATTTTGCATCGCTGGTGGAGGATCTACCGGGCGTTGAAATAATCAATTGCACCAGGCACACCGCTTTAACCTGTTTTCCAACAAATACTCCTGAGAACCTATTTTATGAGTGAAAAAGTCTATTTTGCAGGCATGGAGGGTATTGGGGACAATATCAACCAGCGCTGTTTCATTAAGGCGCTGGCACAGCAGGGAAAGGAAATCTGGCTGAAAACGCCACTCCCTGAAATTTACGCTGGCATTCCGAACGTACATTTCGTCAAAGCCAATACGCCACTTCGTACGCAGAAGAAGAACGAACAGCACACTACGGTGGCTTTTGAGCCAGAGCCGCCAGGCATTCCGCGCCAGCGCATTTTCTACGGGAATGGTCACCTGCAAGCGGGTGGCATCTTCAACGCCATGGAGCAGCAGTTCGGTACCGCTCCTGACAAGATGGATTTGCCGCATTATCCCGCGCCGGACATTTCGGTACCGGACGGCAAACCCATCGCCGTTATCCGTCCGACTACAGAACGCACCGAGTGGCACAACGCCAGCCGTGGCCCGCTAAACAAATATGTGGATGAGGTTTCCCGCATGCTTGCGCTTAGCGGCTTCCACGTCATCAGCATTGCGGATAACGAACCGGGGAAAGAGTGGATACCCGACGTTGAGCCATTTGCTCACCGGAAACTTCATGATGGCCAACTATCAATCACTCAAATGCTGGCGCTGGTGGAGCGTGCCGACATCGTGCTTACCGGAGCATGCGTTGTCATGCATGCTGCCCTGGCCTACAACAAACCGATGATTTGCCTGCAGGGTGGCAACGGGGGCAATAACCACCATCTCAAGGTGACGGACCCGCGTTGCATGGACCTGTCCCGTTCACTCTTCATTTATCCGGACAATTACTGTCGTTGCCAGGAGATGAAGCACTCATGCGACAAAACAATCAGTGGCCTGGCCGATAAGGTTCAGCCATTCATCGATAACGTTTACATGGCATCAAGAAAGCGGGTGGCAGCATGAAGTCATTTTCCCAGGAAGTCAGAAAAGGTCTGGTCTGGTTGCCAGAGTTGGGGATGGGGCGATTTCCGGTACCGAAAAATCGTCCGTACGACGAAAGTTATTTTTCTCATTATCGTGAGCTTGCCGACACGCAGCTTGGTAGAGATTTAACCACCGCACGTATTCAACTCATTGCCCGACATTATCAGGGGGCTGTGCTCGATGTGGGGATAGGTGCAGGTCAATTTGTTGGCGCCAGACCGAACACGAAAGGGTACGACGTGAATCCTGTGGGCATTGACTGGTTAATGCAGCGCGGCCAGTTCGCCGACCTTTACGTCGATAGCTATCACGCGCTTTCCTTCTGGGATTCACTGGAACATATCGACCGCCCCGACGTGGCTGTAGCAAAAGCAGAAAAGTGGGTGTTTGTTTCGGTGCCTATTTTTGACAATGGCGATCATGTGGTGCGCTCTAAGCATTTCCGCAAAGCAGAGCACATTTGGTACTGGACGCATGAAGGGCTGGTGAACTGGTTTGACGAGCAGGGATTTGACCTGATTGAGCACAACACGCTGGAAAGTGATTTGGGAAGAGAAGGGATCGGCAGCTACGCGTTCTACCGAAAATAGTGATACCCCGCCTGGTGGCGGGGCGATAAATCAGAACATATCCATCTGCGGCGTGGCGTGGGGATCGTACTCTTCTACGGCAATCCCCAATTCACGTCTGAACCACCGGGCTACTAACTGTCGGTGGCAAAACTCTCCCGGTTTCTCCCAGCACAGCAGCACCGGCTCAATATTGCCTGTGAGCAGGTGCAACTCATTCCAGGTTCGCTCAGGATTCAGTTTCGCCAGTACCTCGTGCTCATACAGCTCGATGTAGCGGGAAACGGAAACCGAATTAAACCAGTCCCCGGGTGCCAGCTTCTTGAACGTGTTATATCCCGCAGGGGTATTGCGCGGTGCGAATCGGGCGATGCTGACACGGCCTTCACCGCGATAGAGCGAAAAACAGGATGTTTTCATTGTGATTCATTCCTCGTGATAACAATAACTAACGTTATCATTATAGCATATGTGCCTGATATTTAACGGGAATTGCTATGTTTATAGGCTCCATTCCGAAGAAGTTGATCACCCAGATTCTGGGTAATATCCACCTCAAAGATCGTGTCTACATCGGCTGTTCAGGTTCGTTCCGTACGGAGCATGCCATCAAAAACCTGATGCCTGATAAATCTGTGTTTGGTAACGATGTCTCTCTGCTGTCCTGCTCAGTTGGAAAGTTACTCACCGGCCAGTCGATGGATGTGAGCTATACCGGACGGCTTGAACCACTCAACGCTATGCGGGGTGACGCCATCGCAAACACCGCGACGGTTTGCCTTGCAATAACACTGGCCCGGTTCAAGGGAAACAATCAGTACAGCAAAGCGCATTTTGCCCACATCCTCAATAATCTGGCTGACTACCACCGGATTGAGCGGGAAAAGTTGCTGCGCTATATCGACGGCTTCACGATTGACGGCTTTCACGCTGGAGACTTCCACGACCAGATTAACGCGGCGCGGGAGAATGACGGAACGGTCATCATGTTCGCGCCGACGTATAAAGGCGGATACGAAAATATCTACAAATTTGTGACGGCATGCACTGCGTGGCCCACACCGTCATATGGCGTATGGGATCCGGAAGATACCGAATCGTTGATACAGCAGCTGGTGGACGAGAACCTGAGCTTCGCGATTGTTTCCGACCGTCGCATGGAAACCGTTGAGCCTCGCATCATGTTCACTGGCAGCAATAAGCCGATTTACATGTATGCCAATGATGCCCGGTCATCACTTCGCCGTGAGGCAATGAAATCACAGCCATTCCGGTACCGGATGGTCGATGCCAGCGCTATCACGGAAAATAGCGTGGTCGAAATAAAGATACTGACCACACATCAGCTTAATTTTCTGAAAAATATCTACCTGGCCAAGGGCATCAACCATAAAGCCGGAATGATGAATTTCGGGGTTTTTGTCGATGACATGCTGATGGGCGCTTTCATCTTCTCGATGGCACAGTTCGGCGACAAAATTCACAACATCTACATGTTGAGCGACTTCTCAACATCGCGCCTCCGGAAGATTTCAAAATTAATTCCGATGCTGGCAACCAGCAGGGATGTAATCGAGCACGTCAACAAGCGATACATCATCGATATCAAGTCTGTGTACACCACCGCATTTACCGATAAGCCGGTTTCGATGAAGTACCGGGGCGTTTACGAACTGACTAAGCGCGGGGAAGGATTCCTGAATTACTCATCTGCTGTACGCGAGCAGTCGCCGCAAGAAATCTTCCAGACCTGGTACCGAAAATATGCCAATTGAAACAGCTATACGGCGCGTCGCTCTGAAAGACCTGCGGCTGCTGGATCGCAATGCCCACTACATGGACCCGGCAGAATTTAGCCGGCTGGTGGGAAACATCACTCGCGATGGGGTAATGACCAGCCTTCCGGTTGTCTATCGGGGAACGGTGCTTTCCGGGAATCACCGAACGATGGCAGCAACAGAAGCCGGGTTTGTGGAAATCGACATTATCGACATCATCAGTGAGTTGACCGACGACCAGCAGATTGCCATTCAGCTCAGTCATAACGCCATCAAGGGAAAAGACGACAGCAACATACTCCAGGAATTGTACGAGTCGATAAATAGTCTTGATATGAAAGTGTATTCGGGCCTCTCCGATGACGCCTTCACCGTGACTGACATCGATGTGCAATCTCTCTCCTTCGTTCAGCCGACTTATCAGGATCTGGTTATCGCTTTCCTGCCGGAAGAAAAAGCCTTGTTTATTGAGGCGCTGGAAAAGATTGGAAAGCGAGCCAAAGACCGACTGATTGTCGCAGGGAGCATCAGCGATTTTGACGCCGTATTTAATGCCGTCATCAACGCCAAAAGTAAGCTGAACATCATCAATACCGCAGAAGCTCTGAGAGCCGTCGCTGAACTGGCGCTACAGAAGCTAAGGGAACTCGATGATGAATCAGAAGATCCAGTACGACAGGGCAAGGGCTGAGGTGTTATCGGCATGCCGCATGAGCATTCAACAAATTGCCGATGTTCTCGATATCGACCTGAAAGCACTGAGACGGGACAAGGAACAGTTCGAAGGATTTTGCGCAGTGCTCCGCAAGGGTAGAGCAAAAGGGGAAGCTGAGTTACGAACCGCCCTTTACAAATTAGCCCGTGAGGGTGATGCATTCGCTTTGCGTGAGTTATTGAGGACAGAGAAAAGCCAGGACGATGACTGATGAGTAAACCGGACGAGAGCGAACTAAAGCGCGATTATTGTGCTGGTCTGCTCTCTATCCAGAAAGTGGCCGACAAGCACAGCATCAAGAAATCCACCCTCATAGATTTAGCTAAAAACAGGGAGTGGTTGAGGGTCAAAACTCCGACCAAAAACACCGACCAAAATGCAAATGGTCGGACGGATGGTCGGACGGTCGGACGGGATAACGCCAGCCTGAAAAATTCAGAAAAAAAATCCTCAAAAAAATCTCAGAAAATTTCCCCGGAAAATTTCGAGGAAAATACCTTCGACCCCGATGAATACGGGCTATCAGAGCAGCAGGCAATTTTCGCTGAGAATGTCGCAGCAGGTAAAAGCTCCGTCGAGGCTTATCGTCTTGCCGGGTATAACTGTGGCGACAACGCTGTCTACGCTGCGGCGTCCAGGCTGTTAAGAAATGTTAAGGTTTCGAGAGCTATCCGTTTTCTTCGTGACCGTCGGCAAAAGCGTCTCGATTTGGTCGAAGAAGAAATCATTCACCAGCTTTCCTCTATTGCTTCTGCTGACCCCAATGAACTCTCTCAGCTTCGTCGGGTTAACTGCCGCTATTGCTGGGGTGATGATCACCTTTACCAGTACCGTGACGATGACGAGTATCAGCGCGCCGTAACCAAGTCACTTAAAGATGGCAAACCCGAGCCTGACTATGGTGGTGCAGGCTTTGTTGATTCAGCCATACCTAACGAGGATTGCCCACGTTGCGGTGGGGAAGGGACGGTGCAGGTCTTCTTTGCTGATACCACTCAGTTAGACGGCCCGGGTCGCTGGCTGTTCGCTGGCGTCAAAGAGACGATGAATGGTCTCGAAATCAAGACTGCCAACCAGGACGCAGCCCGTCGGGAATTGCTCAAGCTGGCTCAAGCCAATCGGAGTCGAATCCCAGCAGGCGCTACACCTGACCAGCAGGGTAAGGACGAACTCGAGCTGGAACGTCTGCGCCTCGGTAACGAGAAACTGCAGGTTGAAATCGAGAACATCAAGAATGGCAAGCGGGAAGGTAACCTGGTTGTCGTGCATAACGCCCTGCAAATCCCCGGTGCTATGCAGCCCACTCAGACGACTGATGAGGGCGATTGATGGCCGAAATATTCTGCAAAAAGCTTCATGTTGCTCAGTCGAGAGTGTGGACGGAAGGTAGCCAGTTCCAGTACAACGCCGTTCGATGCGGGCGTCGTTGGGGTAAAACTGCAATCCTGGGCAATATTGCCATTTCGTACGCTACATCGTTGTTCAAGGAAACAGGCGGTGATCGGCTACAGGGTGGCATGGTCGGTATCTTTACTGCCGAGTACAAGCAGCAGCAGGAGATATTCGACTATCTGGAGGAGGTATTACTCCCCCTGATAAAACGGAAATCCCGGAGCGGCGGTTATATTCGCCTGAAAAATGGCGGGAAAATCGACTTCTGGGTAACCAATAACAACAAACTGGCTGGTCGTGGCCGTGAATATGATGTCGTGCTTATCGATGAGGCGGCATTCACCAAATCACCAGAGATGTTAGAAGAGACATGGCCTAAAGCAATTAAGCCAACTCTGCTGACTCGCCGTGGTCGTGCATGGGTTTTCTCTACACCGAACGGAGATGATGAGAAGAATTTCTTTTACGCCATCTGCAAAGACCCTAAGCATGGTTTCCATGACCATCACGCGCCTACATCAAGCAACCCTTTCGTACCGCCAGAGGAACTGGAGAAGGAAAGGTTAAGCAACGATCCTCGTGTATTCCAGCAAGAATTTCTTGCCGAATTTATCGACTGGTCAAAAGACGCATTGCTCGATATCGACAAGCTGCTGGTAGATGGCCTGCCGGTAGAGATGCCGACCACCTGCGACATGATATTCGCTGTGATGGATACCGCGTTAAAAGGTGGTACCGAAAACGACGGTACCGGCATCGTCTACTACGCCTACGAGCAAACCTACACTGAGCCGCGGTTGACCATCATCGACTACGACGTGACGCAGATTAAGGCGTCGCTGCTGCCTGAGTACATGCCTGGTGTATACGACAACCTTGAACGACTGGCGAAAATTTGCCGACCGCGTCTCGGTAGCCAGGGTGTGTTCATGGAAGACGCCGCCATGGGTGCCATTTTGAACCAGAAGGCCGAAACAGAAGGATGGAACATGACCCCTATCAAGTCAGCGCTGACAGCCAAAGGTAAAGACGAACGTGCAGTTCTTGCGTCCGGTCACCACTGGCAGGGTAAATGCAAAATCACCCGCGAAGCGCACGACAAGACCGTCACATTCAAGCAAGACACCGCAAACCATCTCATTAAGCAGATCGCCAAATTCCATCTGGCCGATCCGCTGGCGCATAAGCGCGCTGATGACCTCTTCGACTGCTACACGTACGGCCTGATCATCGTGTTCGGGAACTACGAGGCACTGTAAACAGGGACTTCTGTAAATGGCAGAAATTCAGATTAGCAATAACCTCAGCTCCTCTCTCGCCAAAATTCTTGATTCTGACGACATTCAGCCGGGAACCGACGTTGGTTATGAGTTGTGTAAATTGCTCTGGCAGTTCCACCCTTTGGGCGGAAAACTGGTAGAAAAACCGATCAACATGGCAATGTGCAAACCGCGATCGTACAACGTTGAAACTGACCCTGATGAACGTGTTGTTCGCCAGTTCAGTGAGGTTTGGGAACGTATGGGCATGAACGAGAAGATAAAAAACCTCTTCTTCGTGTCACGTTGCTACGGTGCTTCCGCTATTGGTGTGGGGACGGACGGCGTGACGTGTAAAGACCCAATCCCAACCTTTGGGTTACGTGAGGAGGATGTTTATATCAACGTCTGGGACCCGCTGAATGCTGCTGGTTCGATGGTGACCAACCAGGACCCCAATAGTCGGTACTTCCAGCAGGCCAATGCCACACTGAAAATATCGGGGAAAAGCTGGCACCCATCACGCACCCTTAAAATTTTCAACGGACCGCCAATTTATCTTGAGTATCAAAACTCAACCTTCGGCTTCACTGGCCGCAGCGTGTTTCAGCGCATCCTTTTCCCCATGAAATCATTTATTGGGACGATGGAAGCTGACGACCTCGTGAGCCAAAAAGCGGGTGTGTTGGTGGCAAAAGTTGCTCAGAACGGTTCTGTCATGAGCGGGATCATGGCTGCAGCAACCGGGAAAAAACGTGATTTCGTTAAAGAGGCCAAAAACAAAGGGGTACTGAGTATTGGTCCGACGGAAGATATTGAATCCCTTAACCTCCAGAATATTGATAAAGCACTCACCGTGTCGCGAGACGACATTATTTCCAACATCGCCTCGGGGAGTGACGTTCCCGCGACTCTCATCAAAGAGGAAGCATTTTCAAGTGGATTCGCGGAGGGCAAAGAGGATTCAAAGGCCATCAGTCAGTATGTTGACGGTGTTCGACAAGCTATCGAGCCGGTA